CACTTCACCCAATGGCTTGGGATAGAGCATAAGGTCCCCGTGATGCTGGAGAACAGGTCCGGCAAATACATCACCTACGGCTTTGCGAACGAATATCCCTACTACCTGCTGGACAACTATCGCAGGTCGTCCAAGCACAACGCTATCGTCAACGGCAAGGTCAACTACATCATGGGCGGTGGATGGCAGGCAGGGGATGACTTGACCGTAGAGCAGCAGGCCCGATTCATCAAGTTCTTCGACGGACTTTCCAGCACCGAGGACTTGAACGACATCACCGAGAAACTGGTCCTTGACTTGGAGATTTTCAACGGCTTTGCGGTCGCAGTTACTTGGTCCAAACTTGGGACCATCGCCAAGATGGAGCATATTCCCTTTGAGAAAATCAGGGTGGACAAAGAGGAGAAGATGTTTCAGGTGGCGGACTGGTACAACGATGACATGATGCAGTTGTTCCCCAAGGTTGGGGACATCGAGAAGATTCCAGCATTCGACCCTGAGAACCGCCTCGGTAAGCAGTTGTTCTACTATCGTGTTTACGCAGCAGGCGTCAAGCACTATCCTCTACCCGAATACATCGGAGGGAATGCGTGGATTGAGGCAGACGTACAGGTCGCCAACTTCCACAACAACAACCTCCGCAACAACTTTTGGGGGGGATACTTGATAAACTTTAACAACGGCATCCCGACCCCCGAAGAACAGGGGGATATTGAGCGTCAAATCAAGCGTAAGTTTTCAGGAACCGACAACGCTGGTCGCTTCGTTGTAACCTTCAACGACGATGCAGCCAAGGCCCCGACGCTTGAACCGCTCACTCCGAGCGACATGGACAAGCAGTTCGAAATCTTGAACAAAGCCATTCAGCAGGAGATATTCATCGCACACCGTGTAACCAACCCCATGTTATTCGGAGTAAAGACCGAGGGCCAATTGGGTGGTCGCAACGAATTGGTCGAGGCTTACGAGTTGTTTAAGGCCACCTACGTCAACGACCGGGTGCGCAAAGTGGAACGGATGATCAATTATTTGGGATCCTTTAATGGCGTGGAAGGGATGGAACTTATCCCGGTAGAACCCATCACGGAGCGACTAAGCGAACAAGCCCTTTTGCAGATAATGACCCAAGACGAATTGAGGGAAAAAGCGGGTCTGCAACCTTTGGAAAAGCCTGCTGACGTGGTTGGACCTAACCCCCAACCCGATGAGCAACCGCAAACCGTGGAGCAACTTGCCAGCAACGACAACATCAAGAAGTTATCGGGCCGTGAGTACCAAAACCTGATGCGTATCGTCAGGCAGTATATGCAGGACAAAATCACGCTGGAAATGGCTCGGACCATGCTTTCGGCTGGATTCGGTTTGTCTGCCCAAGAGATTGACACGATGCTGGGCGTTCAGTCCCAAGAGTTCAGCGAGCCGACTTGGGGCGAGGAAGACGACGAAGACTACGGATGGGGCGAAGAGGAATTTAAGGTCTTGGAAGTGGTTGCAAGTAAGTTCGGAAGCCATGCAGACGATTACCATGTGATGCACTCCAAGCCGATGCGGTTTGATACAAACATCGACGAAAACATCCGCTTGGCCTTTGCCGAACTGGGAGAGGAAGAGAAAGAGTTGGACCTGAAGATTGAGGCCTACCGCAAGAAGAACCGGGATGCCAGCGTTGAAGAAATGGCTAAAGAGTTCGGGGTCAGCAAGGCGAGGGTCGCCAAGCGAGTTGCCTACCTAATCACAAAGGACCGCTACCCAATCAGCCGGGCGGTGGACAACATTGCCGAGCAAAACCTTCCCAAGAATGTCAAGGAAGTTGCCGAGCCTGTACTGGAGGTCCGATACAAGTACGCATGGGCGACAGGTTTCAGCAACAAGGACAAAGGATCCAGCCGTGAGTTCTGCAAAGTCATGTTGGACTTAGCCGGGCAGGGCAAGGTTTACACGAGGGAGGACATCGACGGGATTTCTGCAATCATGGGATATTCCGTATGGAATCGCAGGGGCGGTTGGTATCACACACCCAGCGGAGTGAATCGGCCCCAATGCAGGCACGTATGGGAGCAGCAACTCGTTATCCGCAAAGGCAATAAAATCAGCAAGGCATGAAGGCACTATTCATAAGCGAAGAAACGCTGCTTGACAACTCAATCATAAACGAGAACGTGTCCTATACGCAGATACGCCCTACGGTCATCAAGGTCCAAGAGATGCGGATTCAGCCCATCGTTGGCTCTCCGTTGTACGGGGAATTGGTTACGCAGGTCGTCAGCGGTTCAACGTCTGCCCTGAACCAAACGCTGCTGGAGGATTACATCCAGCCGGCTATGATTCAGTGGCTCTACTACGAACTACCCATGGTTCTTGCGTTTAAGTACATGAACAAGGGCATGGTCCGTAGAACGAGCGAAGAATCCTCCCAAATGAGCATGGAAGAAATCACCCGGCTGACCGATAAGGTCAAGAACGATGCCGAGTGGTACTCCGAACGGATTACTCGATACCTAATGGAGAACCGCAACTCCTACCCTCTTTGGAACTCGCCTCCATCTGCTTTGGATACCATCTACCCGAACGCTACCAACTACCGCACCGGGATGGTCTTGGACCGCAACAGGAGGATGGGAATCAGCAACTTGGATTACCCCTACCCCTACGGTCAATTCGGGGCGTGTAATGACTGCTAACGATGGGCGCACACAAGAAGAACATACTGAAACTGCAAAACTATGTCTTGGATAAAAATCAAGCAAGCCCTGCTGGACCTTGCAAATGCTCATCCACAGGTCAACTCGTTCGGGACGGGCGACCCGCTTGCGGTAGGCACGGACAACACCATCAACCTGCGAACCCCAAGCCGTGAGCGAATCGTCTATCCGCTCGTTTTTGCGGATGTTCAGTCTGCAAATACTGACGCTGGTACTTTGGACTTGGTGGTTGGGGTTTACTTTTCTGACCGTGTTGAGTCCATTAAGCCGATGGGCGGAGTGGTTTCGGGCAGCCCTACGTTGGGTTGGCAGGATAACGAGGACGAGGTCTTAAGCGACCAACTGCAAATCGCACAGGACTTCATATCAGCCCTTACAAACGACCCAAGCGAAGACTGGACGCTTAGTGCCTCCGTGTCGCTTACACGCTTTGTAGAGAGCCGAGATGACCGCACGGCAGGGTGGCAGGCGACGATGACCTTTGAGATTCCTTACTCTCACTCCGTTTGTGAAATTCCCACATAAAAGACATTTACAATTAAACGCTAAAAAATGCCTACACCCATATTGCAACAAATGCTCGGCCAAGGCGGTACGATGGAGTTCATTGATGGAACCGTTACCGGGAAGAACTACGACTTCTTGGTAGTCAACACCGCTGCCACATTCACAACCCTTACCGGAACTGGAAGCGAGAACCTGCTAACCGCTTACGCTATGAGTGGCAAGTCCGTTTCCGCTGGTATCGTGATTTCAGGACGCAACGGAGGCAAGATTACGGCCGTTACTCCAAGCGTCGGTTCGGTTATCGGTTTTACATTCCTGTAAGCAATGCTGATAGGCTACGGCTACGGCTATCCAACAAACCAACTGCTTGGCGGTGGCAATCCGTTTTGGCTTGCGTATAACCAACGAGCAGACGCTGACGGGGCTTTGCCTGCGGAGGCTGCGGTCAATGGATGCCTCCAAACCCGATTCCTCAACTCCTTCCAATCATACGCATTCTTCGTCTTTTATTCAAATTCTTGGCAGCCGTTTATGCAACGGGCGAACACCGACACGGCTGACGCTGCGGAGGTTCGCTTCATCAACTGCCTCGAAGTCCGAATGTATAATCTTTTAAACGCATAGCAGATGCCTGCAAGCCCATCACTCCTTATCGTCCCTGCTCGCTTTAAGACGGGGAAACTTTACACTCAAATCGCTACGACTTCGGCTGGGGTTGTATTGGCAAGTTCGGGGGACTTTAATGTAACCCGTGCAACGACTGCGACCCGATTCAATTCGGCTGGCTTGATTGAGTCGGTGGCTTCGGGTGTGCCGAGGTTGGATTACTATACGAGCGGTGGAACGGCTGGCTGCCCTGCGTTGCTGGTGGAGCCGAGTGCGCAGAATGTTTTGTTGCAAAGCGAAGCGTTTAATACAACTTGGACTCCTTTGGGTCTTAATGCCTTTGGTTCGGGTAGCGTTGCAAATTCAACAGGCACAACCGACCCATTTGGAGGCACAAATTCCGATTACATTCAGGAAAACGCATCTGCTGGCACGCATATTATTTTACAAACTCCATCAGGGCAAGTTAGCGGAACGACTTATACTTTAAGTTGTTTTGTAAAATCAGCTGAAAGAACACAAGTAAATTTTCTTAATAATGCGGGAGGTGGGGCTAATGCTACTTTCAATTTATCCGCAGGGACGGCAACCTTGGGTATAGGCGTGTCTGCCTTAATACAAAATTATGGCAATGGTTGGTATCGGTGCATCTTGACTTACACCCCAACCGCAACGGTCAATTTTAATGTGCAAATCCGACTTGCAGACGCTTCAGGCAATACATCATACACAGGAACAGGAGCGTCGGGTCTTTATGTTTTTGGCGCGCAACTTGAAGTCGGCTCCGTCGCAACCTCCTACATCCCCACAACCACAGGCTCGATAACCCGCAACGCAGACGTGATAAACCTATCAGGCGCAGTCAGCGGATGCATCGGGCAGACCGAGGGGACGATTTATGCGGAGTTTGAATACAAGACCAACGCAGCGGAAAGGCGGTTAATAGCGTTGAGTGACAACACCACAACGAATCGAGTCTTTGTTTGGACTCTTAACAACATCTTTTATGTTCAGGTGCAAGGAACGAACGTTATTGTCGCAAATCCGATAACGGAAGGTTATCATAAGTTGGCTTTCGCTTATCAGCAAAACGGAGTGAGCGGAACGCTATTTGCAAGTTTAGATGGAGGGGTCGTAGTTTCGGGAACAACCGCTGGGACATTCCCCAGTTCATTGACTGCTATAAACATCGGAAAAACCGAGGCAACCGCAACATCTACTTTCTTTTGGAACGCAAACATCCGTGCTGCTGCCCTCTACACCACAAGGCTCACCAACGCTGAACTCCAATCGCTGACAACTCTCTAACGATGGCTACCTTCCACAAGTACGCATTCCCCAAACAGAGCGACGCTGACAAGGTGCTGGCTCTATGCACAGGCACGACCGCTGCGGTGGCCCTTGGGGTCTTGGATGGCTTTATCTGCTACGACATCCTTTGGGAGGGCGACGCTCCTGAAGAGGCCACCCAGTACGAAACTTGGCCCGAACCCTGCGGAGTTCACTCCTTCCTCGGATGGGACGAGCAGTACACCGAGGACTACAATCAACACAAATCTTTATGAAACTCTTTCGCAAACGCAATCCCGAAACCCCAAAACTCCCCTTTATGAAATCAGCAGTCATCGCACTACTTCGCCACCTGTTAACCTTCATCGGTGGTACACTCGTCGCCAAAGGCATCATCGATGCAGCCACTCTCACCGAAATTATCGGTTCCGTATTGACCTTGCTTTCAGTAGGTTGGATGGCCTTGGATAAAACAAAGGGCGAGCCAAACAAGTAATGAACCTAATCGAAACCACCATCGTCGGGAGCGTTGCAGCAATCGTCGGTGGGGCGGTCGCTTGGTTCACCAAGGGCCGTGTCGAATCGGACTCCCTGCAAGTCAGGCAAGCCCAAGCGGTCCTCGCTATGTGGCAGGCTACCAGCGAGTCCCAAAACAAGGAATTAACACAACTTCGTAACGAGGTCGTAAGTTTGCGTCAACGATTGGAAGACATGGAACAACTGGTTCATGAACTCCAAGCCGAGAATGCTAAACTGAAAAACCTCGCATGAAAGTAACCAAGCATTCCAAAAACGTCCACGCCATCGAGTGCGGACGAACCCAAGAATTTCTTTTGCTCTCCGACCTGCATTGGGACAACCCTAAGTGCGACAGGGCATTGCTTACCAATCACCTCGAAGAAGCCAAGCGCAGGGGTGCGAAAGTCCTCGTAAATGGGGACTTTTTTTGTTTAATGCAAGGCAAGGGCGACCCTCGCAGGAGCAAGGACGACATCCGACCCGAACACAACAACGGGCGATACCTTGACTCCATCGTTGACACGGCAGTCGAATGGTTCCGACCCTATGCGGACCTCCTGCTGGTCCTTGGCTACGGCAATCACGAAACCTCCATCATTCAGCACCAAGAAACGGACATCTTGCTCCGCTTCGCAACCATCCTCAACCATACCTGTAAGACCGACATTCAAGTCGGGGGCTATGGCGGGGTCTTAGACTTTAAGATGATTTACGACCCGGACCATCGCTGCAACTTTATTATGCACTACTATCACGGCTCAGGGGGCGGTGGACCCGTAACCAAGGGAGTCATCCAAGACCAACGGATCCTTGCAAGCATTGAGGGCTACGACTGCACTTGGCAGGGCCACGTTCACGAACTTTATTACCACCAAAACATCGTCAACCGCTATGTTCGTACGACTCACCAAATTCTTCAAAAGCCCGTGCATCAAGTCAGGACGGCAACGTACAAAGAAGAATGGGCCGACGGGTACATGGGCTTTCACGTTGAGCGTGGAAGAGGCCCAAAACCTTTGGGCGGATATTGGATGACCCTCGAAGCAGGCAGGTTTGTAGGCAAGGACCGCAGAGGTCCCGAATTACAGGTCTTTGCTTCCTTCGCCCCCTGCGACAGGTTCTACACCGCTGGCAGTTAGGTATAGGTAACCGTATTCCTTTTCAGCATTAAACTGGGGGCAGGCTTTCGTAACGCCCGGAAAGTCCCTGTGTCCGATGATGCGGGCCTTGGGGTACTTCTTGAGCCAATCTAAAAGCACCACGGCAATCGCTTGACGCTGCCCGATAGAACGGTCATCTTTGTCTTTGCCTCCGATATAACTCACGTGGAGGCTCGTAGCGTTATGCCCCTGCACTCCGTTGGTGATGGCACTATCAGGAGCCAAGACCGTTACATTCCCAATCGAATCAATGATACAATGATAGCCAACGGACTTCCATCCAAGGGCCTCCTTCCAATGCTTTCGGATGCTGGCAATGGTTGTGTTCTTTGGGGTAGCCGTGCAATGGACGACGAGGTGGGTGATGGTTCTCATTCTTCGGGGTTTAGTTTGTGGAAGTAGTTGACCGCAACAGGATCCGCAACGTCGGGGCCGCTGGATAGGTGGACCTCCTTGGTCCCGGCCCATTGAGCCATAGCCGGGTCATAGCCCAATAACTCGCAGGCTTTCCGGTATTCAAGCAGGAGGGCGTGGTTGCCTTCAAGGTCTGCGTTGTCGATGGCTATCATCAGCCGCTCCAAGGCGTTGGTTAGGGCCTTGGCAGGTCGAAGGGAGTGGTATTCGGGCATGGGTTAGGTTTCTACAAATGTATGGAAATAGCCCCAAATCGCAATAAAACGGGGGATGAATAATTTTTTTGCTACGAGGTGGCACAAAATAGATTGGACTGCATTATCTTTGCTTTACAAACCAACCTCAAAACCATGAACAACCAAACCCCAACCCCAAACCGATTCAAAGCCATTAACTGGTCCAACTACGGATTCACAAGTTCACATGGAGCCATTGAGCCAACCTTCCAATCAGCCTTTATGGACTGCGAGCACACGCACGAATTTGGTGCAGAGGCTCAAGAATGGCAAGAATACTCCGAAGTCATTGAA